ACACTTTACGCCTCAGACATCCTAGATCCCTCCGTGTGGGCCTTGACAAACAGCGTGGTAATTAACGGCGATGATGGCGATGAGATCACCGCTATTGTGCCTTATTTTGAGAACCGCATTATCGTGTTTAAGCGGCGCAGGATATTCCAAGTCACCATCCCGCCCGATATGACCAGTGCGGCTGATTGGACTATATCGATCATTTCCAATAACATCGGGTGCGTGGCGGGGGCATCGGCCATCCAAGTAGGGGCTGACATATTCTTCTTGTCTGACGATGGCATCAGATCGCTCATTCGGTCTGCTTCGGATGACTTTACCTCAGTCGGCTTGCCTATCTCGGAAGTGGTTAAGGACGTAATCCAAGAAATCAATACGGGGAAGATTGGGATTAGCACAGCCGCCTACTACGACAATAGGTATCTACTAGCCGTACCTACAGCCGCCAATAACTTTAACGACACGATCTTGGTCTATAACACAATCCTAAGTGCGTTTGAGGGGACTTGGACACCGAAGGTAATGCAGTTTGCCTTAACCAATTTTGAAAGCGAAGGCTTGCGGCTAATGATGAAATTGACTACTGGCCAGATTAACAAGTACAGCGGGTACAAGACTCCCGCCCAAACCACGTCTGCAGATTACGTGGACTTTGGCATACAATCCAACGGCACAAGCGTCGGCACGTTTGATTTTAGCTCGTCCGTCCGCACCCGCGACATGGACTTTGGCGATCCATTTGCTCAAAAACATGGTAGCAATTTCGAGATCATCTTTGACGATTCATTTTCTAGCAATGCCACCATCGCCATCCAACGGGACAGCGATGTGGGTGATATTGACGTACAGACCAACCTAAACATTGCCAGCACGGTGTTGGTACTGCCTTTTGTCCTGCCCGCCGTCCTGCCTACCTCGGTTAAGAAACGCATTGCTTCCGATCTGCGTGCGTATGAGAAGTGGCGGTTGCTTAACATCAGCGTTACTTCTGAGGCAAACAAGATGGCGGTTAGGCAGATTACCGCAGCCGCTAACCCCGATACCATTGAGGTGCAAAAGACGATATGACGGCGGTGGAGTATGTCGAAGCCTCTGGAGTACCAGAATCGCGCTGGCCTAACTTTAGGCAGTGGTTTGATTGGTACGAACGTAATAACTTGGTTGGGGTGGTTAAGGACGGGCAAGAGGTGGTAGGGGTAGCTGTGGCTAGGGCGGTGGATGGCTCGCAAGAGATTCCCCATTATGTACATAAGCCGGACGCGCCAGATGCTTACGTGGACTTGACTGTAACCTCGATTGATGGTACATCTACACCCCATAGCCGTTTGGCTATGAGACGCCTGCTGTCGATCCTTTGGGACGAACTTGGCCCCCGCAGGAGCCTAATCTTTAACCGTAACGGAACCAAGAAAGTTTACGACTACATGAATTTTATGCGAAAGGCTATGAGCTAACATGGGTGGCGGACCTTCCATTCCCGCACCCCCGCCCCCGCCCGATCCGGCAGCGGTCGCGCAGGCTAATGCCGAGGCGTATAAGAAGAACATTGAAACTTATATTGAAAAGGCTCCAGAGATGGCATCTTTGGAAAACAAACTACGCCTGCAATATGTGCCCCAGCAACGCTCGTTAGAGCGGCAATTATCGGCTCTTGACCAGCAGGCAGGGGTGCAGGCTGGGATGCAACTAGAACGGCAGTACGGACCGCAACGCACGCTGGAGTCTTTGCGTAGGCAGTATGAGACTAGCCCGCAAGCGTATGCCTTGAACCGTGGACTAGGCGATCAGATGACCCGCCAGTTCGAGCGTTTGTACGGCACTAGCCCATACGGATCGGTTGAGTCTAATGTGGCGTTTAACCGCCAGCCAGGGCCAGTAGATTTCTACGGAACGATTGGGACAAATATCAGCAATCCAAACTTGACCTTGGGAACTGCATAAAATGGCATCATACAATCCTCAATCTGGAAAACCCGGTCGCGGCACAATTACCTACAAAGAATATTTTGTAGATAAAAACGGTGAAATTCAGTCAAAGGACATAACGACAAATGACGAAATGTTTGCGTCCACAAAAAGCGTTCCATTGTCTGAGTATTTATTAAGCTACGGAAATAAAGAACAAGAGTCTTTAATGAAGTCAATTTCTGATTCGCAAAAAGCATTGGGCGCAAGAACAGACAAAAAAGTTGATGATTTTATTAACATACAAGGAAGATACAATACTTTGGCCGATCAAATTTCTTCTTTAAGTTCTGGAGGCGGTGCGACCGCTGGACAAGCGGGTCAATCATTTAACCAAGCCCTCGCCCAACTTTCCGCTGGTCGTAACTACGGATCGTCTGACCTTGGCACGATGTTAAACTTCCAAGTCTCCGACCAGCAGATTATTGACGATTACAATAACTCTAAGTTGTCCCGCTTAAACAGCGTAATTGACCGAGGCAACACACAGATCGTCGGCATCCAAGAACGGCTCAATGCCGCTAACCAATTGCTTGCCCAGCTACCCGCTGGCGATGCCCGCAGAGTGAGTGGAGAGGTGCAGATTAAGCAACTTAGCGATGACTTGAAGAGCGTAACCAGCGCAGTGACTGAAGCGCAGAACATGCAAAAGAATTTCAAGCCCATTACCGCCGATAGTCCCGAAGCGTTAAAGGAAGTAACTTCTTTCCGCTCGTTTGTGCAACTACCCGAAGAGCGTGCTTCCCAGCAACTTTACCAGATTGATCCCGATGCCTACCGCACCTCGGTTGCACTTGGCCAACGCTACCGGCAGATGGCGGAAACACCCATTGGCGCGACCACTACGCCGGAGACTGAGCAACTGCGTCAGACCATCGAAGATGAAGCCATCAACCAGCTTCGCCTTGGATCTACCATTGGCGCAGAAGAACGGCGTGGGTACGAGCAATCCATCCGTGGCGCGCAGACTGCTAGGGGCAATATCTTTGGCCTTGGACCAGCGGTGCAAGAAGCCTCGCAGATTGGGGCAGCGGGTGAGCAACGCAAGCTGGCTCGGTACGGCGCAGCCCAAGCCTTCTTAGGCTCAGGCCAAACTACGGGCGATGCGCTCAAAGCTGACTTGGCTTTCCGTGATGCACTCCAGCAAAACAGGCTGGGGGCAGCGTCTGGTTTTATCGCCGGCGGGCCCTCGATTGGCAACTTGAGCCAAGCTAGGACGGGTCAGCAACAGGCTGCTTTCCAAAACTACATCCAAGCCAACCAAGCTCTCCCTGGCGGCTTCAACCAACAGCCCTCGACGGCGGCACCGTTTTATCAGGCGGTGGACCAGAACATACCAGTTGCCTTGACGCAAGCGTTTAATGACCTTTATCGCTCGCAGGCTAATTACCAAGCCAGCACTTACGGTGCGCAGGTAGGGGCAAAGGCGGCCAGCTATCGTAGCTTTGGGCAAGAGTTTGGCTCAATTGCTGGTGGGATTGGATCACTTATACCTGACATAAGCATTTAAGGAGATTTATGGGTAAAATTAGAATGGACTTGGCGGCAATGTTTCCTCAAACATTTGGGGATCAAGACGCATTGCGTAGGGCTGCAACTGCCGAACAACTCCAGAATGCTCAACTAAATGCATATACTCAAAATCAACAAGAAAAAGATGTAATAAGATCAAATCAAGTATTGCCATTTGAAGATTTTAAGATTGATGTGAACGGAGAGCAGATTCCATTTAAGGCACTGCCACCAGAACAGAAAACGCAGTGGGCAAAACAACGGCAAGTTGATTGGGAGTTGGAACAATCCAGAAAGTTTACAAAGCACCAAGCAGATATGGCGAAAGCTGAAGTTGAGCTTGAGACAAATCTTCAAAAGAAGAGAGATATTCAAGCCTCTCAAGCTGGCGGCAATGTAAAGCCTGGGCCAGATATTTTGCCAGGGGCATTATTTGGTAAGCCATACGCAGAGCAACAAAAAGAGATTGAGCAAAAAATACTTGGAATTGAACAAAGGCGTAACGTTGCTGGGATTCAGATGCAGGCATTAAAAGATACTCAAATGCCGCAAAGCTTTGGAATTCCTTCAGCTACAAAGCCTGCCCCACAGCAACAGGCGGCACAGGCGCAGGCACAGCCTCAAGCTCAAACACAGCCACAAGGACAGCAATCAGTTCCTACCTACGAATCAAGAGACAAGGCATTTCAAGGTGGTGCAAAAGTTGGAGATATTGTTTACATTCCAGGGGTTGGGAAAGTAAGGCTGAGATAACACAATGGCAAGTCCCGACTTGGGGTTTGACATTATTGAGCCAGAGGTAAAGGAGAATCAGCAGGATGCTGGTTATGATGTAATTGAGCCAGAAAATGCTCAACCAACGCCTTCGGAACAATTTGAAGTAATCGAACCAGACAAGCAATACTTGTCACAAATCAAGCGAGACTATGTTTCGCAAGGTGGCAATCCGTTGGATGTATATGCTCCAGAGCGAGCAAGCTTACTCACCACCGAGTTTAATAAAAATCTTCAGTCTGGGTTGTCTCAAGAAGAGGCAATGATTAAGGCAACCGATGTCCTAGAGGCTCTTCCTCCAGAAACAAGGCCAGATGGGTCTATATCCGCAGGATACGCTCCAACCGAGGAGGCTATCCAAAAAGGGATGATTCAGCCAGCAGCGTTGCCAGCAGTTAGGAAGGCAATGAACGAAGGCGTGCTTACTGTATCGTCTGGATACGATAAGGAGAAGGGTGTTGGATTTGCTGTTGGCAAGGCAAAGGATGGAAGAGTTGTCCGTATTGAAGAAAAACCACCAACACTTATTGGTGCATCGTTAAGGTCGGTTGGAGAGCAAATCATACCTGGTGCTAGTGCAGTTGCTGGATCAATCCTTGGCGGAGTTGCTGGCGCGCCGGCAGGACCAGTTGGCATACTCGCTGGAGGATTGGCTGGAGGTGCTGCTGGATATAAAGCAGGCGAAATGGGGCAAGCTGGACTTGCAAGAATCCTAGCTGGCGAACAAGGCTACGCTGACTACCAGAGAATGCGTGAGGCCGATATTGCGATGTTCCCAATTACAACAAAGTCTCTTGAGATTACAACACCTATGGCTGTTGGTGCAGGACTTGCAAGACCAACAAGAGCTATCGACAAATTTCAGCAATTGTTACAACCCAAAGCTGTTCCGTCATTGCAGGCAAAGCCGCAACCATCAGAGGTTGTTATTCCCAAGGCCGCTGTTGCAGCAACTGAAAATGTACCAACAAAAACATTTTATCACGGATCTCCAGCAACATCTATTGAGAGCATAAAAAGCGATGCAAGAGGACTTGTTTTTGTATCTGAATCAAAAGATGTGTCTTCATCTTACAGACTTTCAAGAACAAAAGATATTGACCTTGGTAAAGCTGGATTAACAAATGAAGAGAGACTTTCTTATGATATGTATAGAAAAGGTCTTCGAGAAGACCCAACGGCAAGCCCAGACCAATTCTTGTCATCTAAAGAATTTGATGAAGCAAGTTCTGCCCTTGAAAAGATTGAAGCATATAAAAAGACATTAGCCGAGCAGGGTAAAATTTACGAGATAAACATACCGACAGACAAGATTATTGATTGGAGAAACCCAAACAATTTCTATAAAACTTTGTCTGCTGTTGAGTCGGACTTGAGGACATCTGGAGAAGTTAGGCTTGCCAATATATTGCGAAACTCAATCTCAAACAAAATTCCCCCTCAATCTGGTTTACTCGACAAGCCAGTATTTGATTCCCTCAAAAAGCAAGGCATTGAAGGAATAACATTGCCCCATTCTAGAGAAGGTTCGGAGACAATGCTTATTAGGGACGCACTTGAAGTTGCAGCAGAAGGACAACAACCAATACGCCCAGGCGTAGTCGGCGAGGCTGGCTTCGAGCCTGGAACAGTACGGCCAGAGTTTAAGATGCCGAAAGTTCCAGAAGGGTCTAAAATAGCTAGGACGGCAGAAAGAGTGTTGAAGTCCGAAAAAGCACCAGAGCCATTCAAAGCAGAGGTTGCGGTTCAGCCAAGTACAGTAAGAGCGAATGTTCCTCTTGGTGCTATTAAAGGCAATCTTGAGGATCTTGCAGATGATGAGCTAAATGCAATTGCAAGAAGAAGCATTACCTCGTCAGCGTATGATGATGCCGAAAGAGCAGGGGCAAATGCAATACTGGCCGCAAGACAGATTGATGCAGACCCTGCGTCTGCTGCAATCAATTGGGACGAATTTACAAAGGCAGCATCACTAGCTGGTGTTTCATTGAGAAATGTTCGTGAGTACCTAAACACGCCTGCTGGGTATTTGGCAACCATATCAAAGGCAGCCGAAGCAGCGAAAAGAAATGTACCCCAAAGCGTGAAGGACAATGTTCTTAGACTATTTAATGCAAGTAAAAATGCAAAAGCCGAGCTTGTTAAAGCGGAAGCAAATTACAGATCAAGCCTAACTGATGAAGCTGCTGCTATTGCTGAAAACGCAGGAAGGGCTGCGGCCAACGCAACAACAAAACTTCAAAAATACTCAGACAGCATTTTCCCAAAGAAAATTCTTGGTGAGATACTTCCACAAGCCATACAGCTTACGCTATTAAGTCCGTTATCTCTCGTTAAGAATCCGGTATTTAACGTAGCCAGAGCAGTAGGCCAGCTTGGCGTGAGGTCACTAGCAACCGCTGGAGATGCGGTAATAAGCTATGTAACCAAGCAGCCAAGGACGATGACCCAATCTGCGCTCACCACAAGGGGTGCAATGATTCGTGGCACTAAAAAGACAAAAGAAGCAATTCGAGCATTCCTTGGTGAAGGCATTCCAGAATCTTCAGCATTGGCTGGCGAAGGCGTAAAGGGATTTAATGTATTCAAATCTCTTGCTCAAGCATTTACTGGCAAAGACATGGTTACAAATGCAAAAGGAAACATCGCTCTTATTGACCGAGTGCGGAAGCTTACTGAGGGAATAATTGGACTATATACTGAGCCAGTAGGTAGGGCATTAACTCTTGGTGACGTTCCAGCCAGAGGGTTTGCAGAGGGAAGACTTCTTGCCCAACAAGCTATTTTAACTGGAAAAACTCCAGAGGAAGTTATTGCAAGCGTAAGGTTTCCAACAAAAGCAGAGTTAAAAAGCATATCAAATGAAGCAGCAGAGGCGACATTCCAGCAGGACACAAAGCTTACGGCAGTAGTTGGCGTTGTTGCGAATGCGGTAAAAGCTGTTCCTATTGTTGGACCACTTACCAAAGCAGTTACTGCTCCATATACAAAGACACCAGTTAATGTTGTTACTGACGTTGTTGATGTTGCAGTACCAGGATTAGCCTTTTCAAAAAGCGCGTATTACGCAGTTAAGGGAGACAGAAAGAAATCACTTGAAGCTGCGGCGAAAGGAATTGTTGGAACAGTAATTGGAGGGACGGCTGCTGCCTTGTATCGCGCTGGAGTTATTACTGGATCTGCACCAAAATCTCCAAAAGAACGTGGAATCCAATACGAAACACAGCCTCCGAATACTATCAATATGTCTGGCCTAAAAAGATTATTAAGTGGCGAAGATCCAGCAATTCAGGCTGGAGATGACATAAGGAGCTATGAGAATTTTGGATACCTTGGAACAATCTTCAACGTGTACGCAAACGTCTTGAGCAAGAATGAAGGATCTGGATTGCTTGAGGATGTTCTTGATGTAACCCTTAAAGGATTGCCATCAGTTGCAAGCTATACGCTCAACCAAACATTCTTAAAGAGTACAAACACTCTTCTTAATGCAATATCAAAAGAAGATTATGACAGCTACCTAGAATCACTATACGGAACAATCTCATCAATACCATTCCCAAACACATTGCAAGCCTTCAATAAGGCAAGCCGTGAGAATATGGTTGACCCAAAAACGGATGATAGCTTGCAACTGTTCGCAAATGTTTTGAAGTCCAAGATGCCAGAGTTCGCTCGCGAGGCGATTGGAGCAGAAGAGTTGCCACTCAAAAGAGATATGTGGGGAAATCCAGTCAAGCAGACTCCAGAAGGAGCAAATCCGTTTCTATACAATTTCCTTGATTTCACAAGGTCGAGAGTAGTTCCTAGCGACGAATCAAATCTTGCCCTATATAGGCTATGGAAGGAAACTGGAAATGCTGATGCTCTGCCATCCGTTCCGTCAAGGAATGTTATGGATAGGAAAATTACTTACCAGCTTGATGAGAGCCAGCATGCAATATACCAAGAGTATGTCGGCCAAAGAAGGAAGGCTCTTGTGGATAATTTATTCCAGAGCGCAACATTTGATGGAATGGACGCAGATTTTAAGATTAAGGCTTTAGAGAGAGCGTATGATAAGGGTGCTGAAGATGGGAAAAGGCAGTTCTTGAAATACAATAGAGATTACTTGACACCAAAGGAGAAATAAAATGGAACGCTACGAAAAGATGATGCAGGCCAACATTCCGAAACCTAGTGCTGCTCCAATTCAACAGCCAATTGTACGGCAAGCACAACCAATCAATAATCAAATTGAGAGCGTCACGCCAGAACAACCCAAAACTGATCTTGGTTATGATGTAATTGAGCCAGAGGCCAAGGAATCTGGCTTTGACTTAATAAATGCAGCCAAAACAACAGTAAATTGGGAGGGTAGGCGTGACAAGAAAGGCAATCTTTCCGTGTACGCCTTGCCTGCTGGCGATATGGGCGGAGATTACGAAGTGGCCGGAATCAATGACCGATACCATCCAGAAGCATTCAGAAAGATTGCAGGCTTGCCAGCCCAACAGAGGGAAGAGGCAGCCGCAAAATACATCAGCGAATACACGGCACCTCTCGTATCGAAGCTTCCACAAGC